TTTTCATCAACGTATATATACATATATGAGAATCCTCTTGTTTGTACATCGGTTAATACGTCAGATAAATTAGCCATGAAATCATCGTTGTTATTGAATGCAATATCCAGAACACTTTGAAGTTTTTCATCATCGCACACAATAATTGAATTATCATCAGATAAAATATACTGTGTAGCTTCATCTGTCAGCTCTTTGAAGAACGGATGAGGAATCTTAACGTTTGTTCTGAATTTATCCTCCTGAAGAACTCCGTTTGTATCGTAATAAAAAAACCGGTAATTCTTAATATCATGATCACCATCATAATATCTATCACCGATTCTTGCTAATCTCTTTTTAACGCTGTATTGGTCCTCTTCTATAAAGGATTTAATTTCACTTTCTGTCAGCATTTCATTGACCTCCTAAAATTTCCATGTCGTTTCTTTAATGTACTGCTCCAAGGCATACCTCATAGCATCCATTAAGTGGTTAAAATCATCTATAGGCTTGTTCAGTTTCTTACCGAACTTATCCTTTTCAAAAGTATAGTTTCCTATCTCTGTTATAAAGTTAACGCATCTAGGATGAATTATAATCTCTAATCCTTGAATCCATTGAACTCCATTCATGATTGAATCCTTACCTTTTTTAGCTCCTTTTATCCTTAGTCCGTATCCTCTTAATTCATCAATTGATTTAGGCTCTGATGAATCTCCTGTAATACGCTCTTTTGAATATCCTGCATTGTTTATTTCTTCATATATGGCATGATTTATCATTCCTCTTTTGTATATCTCATCCCAAACATAAAGCTTCTTGTTTTGCTTATCAAGAAACCCAACAAAAAAAGCGGTTGGATCATTGGTGTAACCAAAATCTAATCCGCATACTGTAATACAATTTGAACATTCACTCAGTGAAAATTCTCTTTCTGTCCAATTCTCGTATACCAATCCATCAACGATACCCCAATTTCCTAATCCAGCAACTTGGTAACGTCTTGGATTGTTTTTCTTCATATTTTCAAATAAACGAATATCTGCTTTATCAAGCCATTCGTTACATAAGTAGTTTGTGGTTGTCGCAAAAATATCATCAGATTCAGCATCAAAGAATCTTCTTTTAAGCCAATGATGTTCGTTCCATGGATTGAATGTTATGGTCCACTGTTTGAATAGTCCTTCTGGCATCTCACCACGTATTGATTCATCAAGTACATCGAAATCTTCTTCATTCAATACTTCATACGCTTCCTCTAGCCATGCCCAACATAAAGAACCATGTTCAACTGTTATAGACGTAATCTTTAATGGATCATCTAATCCTCTGAACAGTATTTTCTGTCCCGTAGGAATATATGTCATTTCTAGAGGTGAAGCAGTACATCTCCATAAATGAGACACACCTAATTTACGCTGCGCCCATAATAAATCTGTATAGCAACTATCTTTAAGTGTTCTGTATGTCTTTCTTATTACAAGAGTATTAGCCAAATAATACTCAGGCTTCATCATATTGAATATAAACCATAATGCAGATGTTTTTGACTTCTTAGATGCACGACTTCCCTTTACTACTCTGTATCTTTTCTTACACTTCCAGAACTGCCCATATCCTTTACCTATAAGTTTAGGAAGATAATATTTAGTTCTTATATCATTCTTCGATTTCATCTTCTCCAACGAATACAGGAAGCTGAACATCTACGTTAAGTTGTTGCTGGTACATTCCAAGCGCCTTCGCTAATTGATCGAGTGCCTTAAGTTGAGAACTTGCGCTAACATCAACTTCTATAGGCTGTTGTATTCCTCTTTCTACATACTGCAATACAACTTCCTTAGCTTGTCCTCTTCCGATTGTTGATAACCTTTCAAGTACCTCATCTGCGCTCATTATCTTATCTGATTTTATCTCATCTGAAATTGTCTTTATCAATGAATGAATTTTCTCATTATATTTATTGTGATTTTTATTAAGCCAACAGCTTGCTTGTTCTGCTGTTTTCTTTGAATATCCGGATTTTAATGCGGCTCTTGTACAGTTTTTTTCAGAATCCTTTAAATACTCCAGTACAAAATTCTGTTGTTTAGGAGATAGATTGCTTTCTTCTAATTCTTCCAGAATACGTTCTATTTGATTTTGAGTAAGCATGATATCATCCTTTCTTATCACAATATAAATAAACGAAAGAATAGATTGTTGATAATATGGCTGCAATTTTAATCGAATATTTTTAGAGGAGTTTATAAATGAATTATGTATTATTAACCTATTCTTCCGTAAAAAAAAGAGACAAATATTTCTTTTGCCTCTTCTTGATGATACTAATTTATCACGAAAATCAGTACACAATGGGTACTTTTTATATTAATTTACCCAATTCACTCATTATATGCTTATAAAGTCCTTTGCGTGAGTATCCATATTTGTCTGCAACATCCCATGAACTCATGTTAAAGAAATATAAATCAAAAAGTATATTTTGATCTCTTAGTATTAGCAGTTCAACAGGTTTACATTCCATAATCCTTCTTCGATAATAGTTAACTTCATTTTCCTTAACTGTTATTTCTTCCATAAGCGCCAAAGGTGAAGTATATGTATGTTGATATGTTGGCATAGGTAGATTTGATTTTTCTTGCTCTTTTGTTAGTCTTATAGGATTATGGCTTAGTCCTAATATAGCATGATTCATTTCTTCAATTTCCAAATTCAAGCTGATTATTCTATGACAGCAATACGATAACGATTTAAAATCATTGATGAACTGTCTGACTCTTAAGTTATTATTTTTCACGATATCCCAACCTTTCTGCCCATCTTTTCCATTTTTTATTTTTAAATATATTCACTACAGAAACCTTGTAATCCAAAGGAAATAGAATAATCATAACCATTAGAATATCGTTTAATTCTTCAATCAAATTATCTACTGCTTCTGGTTGCTCTACTGGTGTATAGTTATTCGATAAACCAAACGCTCTTATACATTTCAAAGATGCCTTTGATAATTCTGAAGCTTCTTCCGCAAGCTGTTCAAACAGATCCCTTCTATTAAGATTTTGTTTTATGTATTTTATGTATTTTTCACTCATTCAATAAACCTCGCAATACTTAGCAAAACCTTGCATAATAATGCAAGGTGCATTAAATAAAATTTATTCTTCTTTTGATACAGAAACAATACTGATAAGTAGAATCCCAAATAAACATCCAATAATAAATCCTATAGATAATACAATAATCAAATCAATCAATTCACTCATTATGTTAAATTCTCCTATCTGTTCCACGATAGACCTTTTAAATGCCTCTGGTATTTCTCATTTAAATTTGAATACTTTGTAAACCATGTATTGCATTGATTTCTTACAGCGAGTAAAAGACAATTCAATCTTTCAATTTCCTTGTCTTTTTCTTCTAACTGTTTCTTAAGCATGTCTATCTTTACTTCATATTTAATTCTTTCAAAACTATCCATTATAAATCCTATTTAATACCAGTAAATGCCAATTCCAATTTATTAACATCGTTCTTAACTTGTGAAGCGAAATGAATAAAATCAACAATATCCATATTTGATTTCATTTCTTTATACAAATCATCCCATTTATTTTTTTCACAATGTTCTTTTTCCTGTAGTTGTTCATAGTTTTGTGCTTTAACTTCTTGAGCTTCCATATTTATTTCCTCTTTTAAGTTTTCTTTTTGTTCAGCTTCTTTCTTTGGCCTTCCTATTTTAGTTTTCTTTCGATAATATTCCTTTTCATCATTTGACATTAGACTGACCTTTGGTTCTTCTTTGCATTGAATATATGGATATAACTCAAAGGATACCGAACTGCTCTCAAAGGTTAATTTTACCATATATCCTTCAAACCATGTATCATTACTATAGTCTTGCCAATCGAAGCAGAAATTCCCTAAACCATAGATGATGGGCTTCTCTTTGTAAACCTCATAACCAGAGTAGCAATGCTGGTGATGATTAACTACAGCATCTGCACCTGCATCCACAAAGAAACGATAGGTTTCTTTCATTCTTGGAGTAGGTAATTGATAAGTCTCAATACCACCATGAACGATTACAACT